TTAGTTTCCTCCAAGTGCCATGTAGCAAAGCGGATTTGAGGATGTTTAGAGATGAAGTTGTATTCCAGATAGCGCATGAACTCTGACTTACCAATGCCTGTGGGGGCTTTGATAACTGTGAAGTGACCTTGCATAAGACCCAAGATTTTATCGTCTAGGGCTTCGATGCCAGTAGGGACATAGTTATGCTCAGGCGTATCATGTAGCAGTTCTAGGAAGCGTTCTTCCGTAGCATAGATGTTCTCTGGCGTGTACAGACCAGATGACCACCAAGCCTTACGATACTGTTCACCACAACCAGCTTGTAGGAACTCGTTAGCATCCTTGAACTTGTCGTGTGGAACCTTGAAGACACGACTTGGGAAGAGGTGCATCAGGCTTGTGGCAAACTTATCGGCCTTCTCATCAGCATCAAGAGAGACGTAGATTTTCTTGAATGACCCTAGCCAATCCTTGCAGTTCTCTAGCAGCTTCTTGCTAGGAGTGGCTGAAGGAAGGCTTACAACAGGGTACTTAGAGCCAAGCATCTGATAGGCAGACATAGCATCAAGTTCGCCCTCAGTGATCGTCACAGCCTCCGCAGAGCCAGCAGGGAACAGGTTCATACCAAAGAGTTGGTCAGACTTGAACTTGTTGACGTAGAACTCTTTAGGGAAGACACGGGTCTTAGTGCCACCATCAGGATATAGGTAGGTATGCTTGACAGGTTGATCTGCCCCATCAAAGTAAGTTAGGCAGTTGTAGAACTGCATACTGTGGTTAGTGATACCACGATGCTCTAGGTAAACTCCATTTGCATCCATCTCTAGCACATCTCCTTCGTCATATTCTGTTACATTGAAGTCTTTTGGTGGCAACCCCTTTAGGGGATACTTGATCTTAGCCCATGAGTGTAGAGGATGCTTTGCGGTGTTAGCTGGATACGATGTGCCACAAGAACGGCAGAACCCAACCTTTATTGTATCCTCGTAGTCAAAGGCATCAGATGAACCACAACCAACAAAAGGACATGGTTGATGGATTATGTTAGCCATATCTTACACTTCCTTTGAAGTTCCCTGTGCGTAGCAATATCCTCATCCGCCAACCTATATGCCATGCGAACAGTGCTTCTATTGTGCCCAAAGCTGTGTTTAAGTGTTTCAATATACTTGAAAGCACACCAATCGCGGGCCATTACAAATGGGGTGGGTTCAGTGTTTGTAGGGTCTGTTTCAAAAGAAAAAACTTCCCAACCAA